TTATTGATTTCTATAAGAAGTACTACGAGTCAAGTTTCGGACCACTAGAAGGGTTGGCTAAATAATGGCTTACGTTATGAAACCTAAACCCAAACCGTTATCCCTACCCCCAGGTATGGCTGCCGCTGCGACTGCTGCCGCTGGTGGCACCGCAACCAAGAACCCTGGGTGGAGAGACAATACCTTCACTAACACGGGACTTCTTAATGCCAAGGGTCAGCCGATAACCACAGCCATGACTGGCAATCAGGTTATTGCCACACTACTTGCTCAGAATAAACTTCCTAAAAATAACCTTAGCCAGATGAACCGCTCACTAGCGTCATTGAATAACTACAAGTTGGGTGCAATCCCTGGACAGACTTCTGCAAGCACGGCAGATGTCCAAGCGTGGTCTAATTATCTAGCCAAGACAGATATTCAGCGTGGTGCCGACTTAACTAAACCAGTTGATATGACTGCCGCGATTACTGCTGACTTAAATGCCATCAAGGGTCCCATAGGAACTACTCCTTGGGCGCTTAACACCACTCGGGATTCCACAACTTTTGATAAACCCAATGTCAACGCCAGTCAGAAGGTCGTCAATGACGTCTTCACCTCGCTCCTTGGTAGGGCTGCAAGTCCCAAAGAATTAGCGCAATACGGACAGGCGTACACGAACTATGCCGCGCAAAACCCAACCAATGTGGGTCATGGCGATACAACATACTCGGTCTATGGACCAGGGGATAGGTTGATTAAGTCTGGCATCAATGACACCAGTACAAGCAATAACCTTACTGAGCAGGGTTTCGTAGAGAACCAACTCAAGGCAACGCAAGATTATTCCACGGCAGAGGGTGGCAACTACTTCGATGCAATGGTCAACGCCCTACAGGGTAAGGCGAGAAGTTCTATCTAATGGCAGTATCTAGCAAACTCACCTCAGACCAGATATACCAACTGGCTATTAAGGCAGGGTTCGCACCTGATGCCGCACAGACCATGACTGGCATTGTGTTAGCCGAATCAGGCGGTGACCCTAACGCGGTTGGGGATAAGAACAATCCTGGTCCTGGGGCTAGTAGCGTCGGTCTGGCACAAATTAACTTCCTGCCAAGCAGGGACACGGGTAACGCGAACCGCGACCCGAAGGGGAACCTAGACCCTTTAACCAACTTGAAGAACGCCTACAAGATTTCTAACGGTGGGACTAATTTCGCACCCTGGACAACCTATACACAAGGGAGTTACAAACAATTTATGCCTACTGCTCCTAAGTCTATCGTGAAGTCGCCAGTTCCGAAGGGAACCACGCCACCGTTGAGTCAATCGGCATTTACCGCCAAGTACGGCGCGTACGCCGCAGCGGTCTACAATGAGCCAGGGCTTGCTAAATTATTCAGCGATTCCGCTACTGGCGGTTTGCCCCCAGATGAGTTCACTAGAGAGTTCCTTAACAGCGACTTCTACAAGAAGTACGGTGCTCGATACTCCCTCATGGAGTCCGATAAGTACTCAGACCCACAGAAGTATGCTCAGGCGTTGTCTGCAACTACGGCCCATGTTAAGGCTGCTGCTGCTGGTCGTGGTATCCAACTCTCGGACGCACAGTTAGCCGATGCCTCTGCTTGGACGATGGGGCAGAACTACGGCACGGGAACAATAGATGACACCCAACTTATACCACACCTTACCAGTATCGGCACGATTAACACAAATGCCGTAACTTTAGACTCCAAGGGTGCCGCGACACAAGGCGGAGGGACTGCCTACCAGATTGCCCAACAATTACGCGGCTACTCGAATGACATGGGTATCGGACTTAATGACAAAGTTGGCGACACTAACAACTTCTATGACAATGCCGCAAAGAACGTCCTCAATGGTAAATCCACCCCAGAGACATATCAGGATTACATCAAGCAACAGGCGGTTCAGAAATACTCTGGGTTTGCCAACCAGATTAACAACGGCATGACCGTACGTGATATTGCCTCACCTTACCTTTCCTCCATGTCTAAATTACTAGAGATACCCTCAGACTCAATTTCCTTTAGCGACCCGACGAACGCAAACTACTCGCTCATCAATAAAGCCCTCGGGGTTGGGATTGACCCGACCACGGGTACGACACAACCTATGCCTGGATGGCAGTTCGACCAGGCAGTACGCAATGACCCTCGTTGGACTAAGACGCAGAACGCACAGGATACGGTGGAGTCTATGAGTCATCAGGTTATCAAGGACTTTGGATTGGGTAACTAATGGCAACTAAAAAGGCAGTCGCTCCTGTGTTCAAACCCGCACCAGTTGTATCTAAGAAGGTACAGGGTCCAGTTGCCCAAACAACTATTCAGAAGGCACAGACCCTACTTGCGGATATGAAAACAAGTCTGGCAGCAGAAGCCACAATGAAAAAGACTGTTTCCACCCTTACGGCCACAGCCAAGACCAACGCCTCAGATGCCGCTGCTACTACGGTAGCACAGAAAGCCAATCTTGCATCCGCCCAACAGAATCAAGTAGAGATTAAAGCAGCGGGTGGTAAGACCACGGCCCAGACCGTAACTGACACGGCACAGGCCACCGCAGATGCTAAGGCAACTGCCGATAAGATTACCGCAGATAACAAGATAGCATCAGATAAAGCAGCAGCGGATAAGGCTGCCGCTGATGCAGCCAAAAATGCGTTCGATGCTGCTGGTTCCAATAAGGGCGGCTCTGGTCCTGGTGGTTCACTCATCCCAGGTGACCCTGGATATGTGGCACCAACCGTAGCGGCATTGACGGTTACGGATACATTCACAGACCCCAGCGGTCACAAGATAGCCGTAATGAGCGACGGCACCACAAAAGATTTAGGAACCACAGACCAGTCTGCCAATCTTAATGCAAGGCAGAATGTCTTTGACACCCTCCAACAGCAATTCGAGTCATTCGGGGTGCTCAAACCCAATGACCAGGCATCTACCGATCTTCTGGCACAGATGAAAACCCTTGCCATGTCGGGTGCGGGTGCAGACAGTATAAGTTTGGCACTACAGCAATCTCAAGCCTACCAAGATAGATTTGCTGGCAACGTGGCACGTAAGGCACAAGGATTATCCGTTCTCTCTCCTGCTGAGTATATCGCTACCGAGAACGCCTACGACGCGGTATTCAAGGCCGCTGGTGTACCAGCATCCTTCTACTCTGGAACGGCAGAGAAAGCAGCCCTGATTGGCAACGACATCTCTGCCTCTGAATTGCAGAGCAGAGTTGATGTTGCCGCCAAGTCTATCGCCAACAAAGACCCGTTCTATGCAACGACCTTACAGAATTATTACGGACTATCCGCTGGTGACATGATCGCCCATGCACTCGACCCACAGGCAGCGTTGCCTATTCTCCAACAAAGGAGCACCGCAGCAACCTTTGGTGCGGCAGCGGCAAGACAGGGATTAAGCGTCGCCTCTAGTACCGCAGAGCAATACGGCGCACTGGGAGTCACCCAATCACAGGCAGAGCAGGGCTTCCAGTCAATCGGGACCCAACTACCAGAGGATGCGAAACTAGCCCAGATTTACGGCGGCCAATTCGGAACACCTGGTAGCCAACAGGCACTCTTGCAGTCTGCGACCTTCGGCGGACCTGATGCCGCAACTGCCCAACTGCAATTAAAGAAACTTCAACAGCAAGAGGCTAACGCCTTCTCTGGCTCTGCTGGAGTTGCCAAGGGGTCGCTACAGGGCGACCAAGGTGGAACCTTCTAACATCCAATAGACCTGCCCAACCGACCAGCGTTGGTGCTATGTAATTCAAGACTGGTAGTAGAAGCAACATATTGGCTCCCCTGCTTATATGTTTGGTCTGCGCTCATTCAATGATAAGGGAGTGCTGTAATGGCAACAAGGACAATGTATGACGAAAATGGAGAAAATCCAGTTGAGGTCGAGTTTCAAGATGGGCAAAACGATAACGGCCCCGCCGAACTTCGTAAGGCTCTAAAGAAAGAAAAGACCGAACGGGAAAATGACGCCAAGGAACTTGCAACTCTGAGGGCGGAATTACGCGCCAGAAGCGTCAAAGATGTCTTGGAATCAAAGGGTGTGCCTAACAAGGTGGCGAAGTTCATTCCCGCCGATGTTACCACATCCGAACAGATTGACCAATGGCTGACCGAGAACGCGGAAGTGTTTAACCTCACCGTAGTCAAGTCTGAGGCAGATACGAAACCAAACCAAGAGAACGTTGATAACCAAAAACGTATCACCAATGCAACAGAGTCGGCAATCCCAGTAACCAAGGCTACCGACATTATGGCAAAACTCCTCAACCCTAATACATCACGGGTTGAACTGGAGGCATTGCGCGGAGGGGAAGAAACTCAAGGCGTAGGTCGTATCCGCCGATAACCCATTCCTACAACACCCTTTAGAAGGGGGTGACACATGACTGTTTATTACAACAGTACCTCGAACGGACCAACAACTTTGGTCCAGACAGCGTATGACCGTTTTATCGAAATGGCTCTACGTGCGAGACCCCTTGTCCGTGACCTCGCAGACAAGAAACCAGTACAACAGGCTATGCCTGGACAAAGCATAGTATTCCAAATCTATACAGATATGGCACCATCAACGACTGTTCTCTCTGAGACGGTCAACCCTGATGCCGTAGCACTCTCAGCACTAACCACAGTAACGGTGACATTGGCTGAGTATGGAATCAACTCTCTTACGACTCGTAAGTTGGAACTCGTTTCCTTGTCCGATGTCGAGCCAGCATTGGTTGACATCATCGGCTTCAATATGTACGACTCACTTGATGTACTTGCACTCAACGAACTTGTCGGTGGCACTAATGCTATCGCTGAGGTTTCTGGGTCAATGGTCTCAACCTACAATGGAACCGCTTACACCGCTGGTGTGACACAAGGCACTATTCTGGCGACAGACTTCATTAAGAGCCGCGATATCCGCTTCGCAGTTGCCAAACTGCGTGCCAACAAGGTAGTCCCTCGCGCAGGCGAGTACTACTGGGTCGGCATCCACCCAGAGGTCTCACACGACCTTCGCGCCGAAACTGGCGAACTGGGTTGGCGCAACGACCACCGCTATTCCGAGACTGGGGCTTCCGAGTTCTGGCCTGGAACCATCGGCACCTACGAAGGCGCAATGTTCGTGGAGTCCCCACGTATGTTCAACGCCGCAGACGGCGCAACGGGAACTGGTGGCACTTATGCCAACACTTCCTACACGGGTACATTCGGTACCTCAACCTACGTCTATGGCACTACAGGTACTCGTATCTTCCGTACCCTGGTCGCAGGAAAGCAAGCACTCGCAGAGGCGGT